ACCCAGCGGTACACGTCATTATACCGGTCATACTGATACTTGAAACCAGAGTCGTACACTACGTAAGAAGATGATGGTAGTGATGTCACTAGATTACCGTCACCGTTCTTGTACAACAGCATCGCTTCAACCGCATCGGAATTTGTTCCTATAATAGGGCCCCCGGATACTTTCTGTGGAGAAACAAATGCGATACAATCTTTGCGAGCTTCTGCCACATTATCGATAATATAACGAGCAAGTTCTCTCTCAGCCGCGCCCTACAATACTAAGCTCACATCGTATTGTTCACCATTAGTAAACATTGCAAACGCGTTTGACAGCTGCCCCAGAGTCGGTGTAAAATCATCTGCACCACCTGTCAACGTGGAAACATATGAAGATGCACCCGCAGTTGCATATACAGTGCCTGGCGCTGGATCGGATCCCCAATTTGTACCTGCGGCTGGGTGATCCATCCAGTATACATATTGTGACTGATTATTGATAGCATTTGCATAATATGCCTGTGTACCGTCGGATTTTTTAACCCCCGTTGCCTTAGATAGGAACGCGTACTATTCAAGAACAGTGCCTACTGTTCCTGACCATTTACCGGTCTTATCAATAACAACTACATGCAGTTCATCATTAGATGCGCCTACTCTTGATGCAGCTTCTGATGTACCAGGCTTTAGTGAGAATAAAGATTTGTATGCCCAGGCTGAAAATGATGATGCATCCGCCATCTGAACTTCTAGTGAATCACCGATAGAACCTGGGTATTTTGCAGCAAATCCACCAACAATACCGCCACCGTATGCATATTTTTCTTCATATTCTGCTAGATTGTTGATTTTGATACCACCTTGTGTTATAACCGCGGTGCCAACCGCACCCGCACCCGCACCTGTGATAGTCACAGTAGGTGCTGATGTATAACCAAAACCTGGTTCTGTAATTGTGATACCAACAATTTCACCTGTTTCCACTACAGCGATCGCTGTAGCTTGAAGCCCACCGGCGGCGGGTGCCTCGATAGTAACGGTGGTAGTATTACTTAGGTATGTACCAGTTTGAGTGCCTGTGAGTGTTATTGAACTGACTCTTCCGGTTGGTGTTGCTACTGCATTATACTGACCTGTGGTGTCAGCTCTAACAACCAGTGCATTGGCGCTGTAGCCCAAGAAGTTTGCGAGATTGAGCCAATTCTCAAAGTTTGAACTATTTGGCTTACCAAAGCGATTAACCAGTGTATTCTCTGAATCAATAGAAGTCACATCTAGAACCGGTCCCCATGAGGCAGCAATAACCGCCGCTGCGGCCGAAGTCTACACTGCGGGAATTACATTAGTTAGATCGACTTCACGTACTGCCACGGAAGGAGAAAGTTGAATTGCCATTATTATTTCCTTTATGATAAATTCGTAAGACTATTTTATGTCTATGATTATTTATATAAACAACTCTTTACTCAGAAGTTGAACGGTTCTATTTCTTGTTCAGTCCCATCACACATAAAACCAATTGGAAGCATATCATCTTCCATTGCTTTCTGTTTTAACTAAAGGATCTTAGCCTTGGCAGATTCCTATGATATATCTTCCATAGCAGTTTGACTAGTTAGATACGCAAAAATAACCAGGCACATTACCAGATCATCGTGTCCATTATCTGCTTCATATGAAGAACCTTTTAATACAAAGTTCTACAGCTCATATAGAATATCATAATCATTGATTATCAGCTGGTCATTCTCAATCAGCGTTTTCATTAATGAGCAACCGAGTGATTTTGTTTTCTTAGTTGTTCTTAATCCTGGCAATTTGCCACCAAATGAAGATATAACACCATCCGATGTCATGATGGTTTCTTCATATTCATAATCGTAATATAATGCATTGGCAATAGATTCACCAATATCATTTGTCTCGATCAGAACATGGCAGTTGTTATATCTCTTAGCTATATTTAAGATAGCACCTGGGTAAAGCATTGGACTGATTGTATTGTCTGCAAAGATTGCTACAACTTTGTACGGTAATTGGGTTACATCAATTACTATGAATGCTGAGTAATCGTTACCAGTACCACGTGAAGTATCTACGGTCATGACATATGAATGTCCCTTTACAGGTTCTTCATATATGCGCATATTATGCTATACTGATATTGGTTTTGCTACGGGAATTGATTTTAGTTTGTGGGCAGCAATAAGCTATCCTGACGAACCTTGGAATTCACAGCACATTTCCTGTAGGAATTTTTGTTCACCAAGAACTGCTTTTTGTTCTGCTGCCCATTTTTCATCTCTACCTGGGACGTCCTACCAAATTGCCTTTGTTAAATTAAAGCCATTCAGTCCCGCCTGTGCTTCCGTGATTAGTTTATAGAAATGATTCATCCCATTTGGAGTTGAGATAATAGCAATTTTTGATTCTTTACCAGAAGAGATTGTTGGATAAACTGATGCAAAGAATTCATCAGCAACATTATTGTGCACGAATGCGAACTCATCCAATAATAACATTGAGATTGTAAAACCTCGAATAGCGCTCTACGATGTTGATGATGCTAATACCCGAGACCCATTTTCTAAAAGAAATGATCCTTTATTCCACTCTACTACGCCTTGTTGAATCCATTTTGGTAATAATTCATAAGCAAACTGAACCCTACCGAGAATTTCCCTAGCTGTAGCAGATTTATTAGCAAGAATTGCTGTAGTTTTATGTTCATTGAATAGAATAAACCAACACACAAACGCAGCAACCACAGTTGTTTTACCTGCTTGTCTACAGATAACAGCTGCGGTTTTTCTATTCTTCCATAACTATTCTACAATATCTTTTTGATAATCAAATAGTTTCATCATCTGAACACCATCATCAATTGTAACAATTTTTACATAATGTTCGATAAAATAAATTGGATCATGTTTACATTTAATCCATTCATCAATTTGGTTTTCTTCCCAATTTATTTGGACTCCTGCTGCTTTTAAATTAGGATTGCCATTATATGCATATGGTTTAGACATGAATAACCACCTTACGGGTTTTTAATCTCCCTTTTGACCAACCACTTGGTATTTCTTGTCCATCATAGAACATCTTTAAATCCAAACCATTGTTAAACCACTTCCCACGCGGTTTATATTTTTGTAAATGGTTTGAATCTGTAGTTTTAAATGTAAACATAATTAGATTTGACTCCACTGATCTAATATTATATTGCCTGTATTAGGGTCAGCCTGAGCAACGTGCTCAGTATTAAACGGAGATTCGATAGTAGATTCTGTTCTGTAAATCAATCCGGAATTAATGACTGGTCCAAATAGTTTAATCTTTGCAGTAAATTCAAATGTGTGAATTACAAATCTACGTGTTGCAAAATCACCTTCATAATCATCGGATATAGACACACCCTGAAGTTCAATTGGAATATCTACGCTGACATTCATTTCAGGCACCGCATTGATTGTTAATGTATATTCTGGTCTGAATAATGGCAATATCTGTTCTAATACAGCCAACTAATCTTCTGTTCCTTTGGTGATCAGATTTAACTGTATATTGATATTGTATGGAACTGGGGTGTACATGTATGAAGTACCATCCGTTTTCTAACATTGAATTTTGTTATTCCTGTTAGTCATCTCGGATGAATCATAATTATATCCTGTTATTTCATATGAGAATCTAGGTAACGTAATATAGACGCCAGCTGATAATTGTGGATCTGCATCTACCCTAGTAATGAACTTTTCCTTTGGCCCATACGCAATTGGTACTTTAACTATCTCAACAGTAACACCTTGTTGATTTCTTCTGATAATCTTCACATTAGAAAACAATGCACCAAAACCGATGATTGTTTTCTTAATGAGTTCTGGATAAAACGGCTGTTCAAACATTATACATCTCCGAATGGATTTGACGTGGAAAAGATGAATTGCTATGCCTTAGTCTTCAGCGCAGTATTATCACCAAACGATTTAGGTTCATCTACCGGTTTATTCCCTGTAGTTTGCAAATCATTAAATGCATCAATCTCTTGTACACCCGTCTACATAGTTTCACTGGCATATCTGAATGTTTCAACAGTCAGTTTATAGACATATAGTTGACCCAGCTGATAAAATGGATTCTGATTCTGCACAAACATGATTTCCATTAGATTACCAGTTCGTGGATAATAGACTAAATCACCCTCTGCCGGTCTATTAGGCAGAATCTATGTCCCATACTGTCCTACCGCCTGGATCCAAGTTCTTCTTGCTACAGTCAGTGTTGCAGATTGTTCATTGTTGAGGCCAAATTTGTTCATGAATGCATTTTGACCCTCAAACCCATCTGTCGTCTCAACATACATGATTATTGGATATGAATTTTTGAATTGACTTAATCTATCCTCACCTAGAATTTCATCTTTACTCACTAATGTTCTTGGAATATACATGAAGTCGTCACCATGAATATTGACAGCCTCTGTGATTAGAGATTCATATAATAGATTTTCACTGTTATACGTTTGTTGTAATAATCGTAGTGACATAATTGACTTCTATTAATCTGATGTGTTTGCCTATTGGACCTGTTCCATAGCCTATTGCTGAATAGTACTGATAATTTTTTGTACTTGGATATATGGCAATTGTGCCAAGCCGTTCAGGATTAGATTAACATCTTGTTCTGTTAGATCTTTGAGTGTGAATTTCATATTGTTCCTTTAAAGTTCAGAGAAAGACTTATATATCACCCCATCTGGAATTCTAATGGCGATAGATTGGTCATAATTTCTTCTTCAATATCTTTTATATCATCTTGTGCATTAGCGTACATTGTCTGTCCGTCGATCGTGACGCCACCTGGTAATTGCACTCCCTGATACTTAGACAAATTCTGTGCCCATTGAGATTTAACTAAAGCTGCGGCATATTTTTTGAACAATCTTTCCTACCACATTTTTGGGGAGGACGCTGGATCCAGCGCGGCGTAGGCCTCAATCATTAACCAGGTGCCGGCTGATAATTTAACTTCCCAATTTAGATCGAGGAATAATCTGCCATCAATTCTGTTAAACCTGAATTGTCTATCTGCATTTAATCTATGTTGTAATAGAGAAATATGTGACATGACTTGCTCATAATAAACGATAGAAGTTGACGTCAGGTCTCTCATGTCATTCATTCTGAGTTGATATTCTAGATCGAATATATTCGGTTGTCCGTTAGTCGAATTGCTAGCATTGAATACTTTAGTAACTGCCCAGATATGATCAGGTATTGTAATGTATTTGTTAGCAATATCTGTACTAGTCAATTGGTGCTTGAAGTATTCCTTAACGATTCCATCCCAATAGTAATCTTTAAAGAATGATATAGCCTCATCAATTCTGTCTTCTAATTGCTCCGATGCAACGTTAATTTCGATTAACGGCGCACCCAGATCGCGAAGAATATATTGCTTAAATTCTTCGCGATTAGTTACCATATGCGTAAATCTCTTCTGATTTCACTGGAGAGTTCAGAATGCTATTGGCTCTTCCGAGCGCGATTAATCCAATAGTCTCCAAAGCGGCAATTCCGGCAACAGTCTCCGGAGACTATAGATCAATAAAGGATGCCGCGTCTATTTTTTTCTGGTATCTTCTAATTGCAGCTGCATCAACTGTCTCACCTAACTACGCTAGATCAATTGCAATAGCTTCTGCATCTGTAAATCGATTTAAGAACGCTAATCTGGTAATTTTTGTTGATGGCGTTGTTGCGGCAACTTCTGGGAGTACAAAGTTGCCGTTAATATATTTCCAGCCAATACCGACTCCAATCCCTTGTTCATGTAGTGTGTCTAGCGGCTCAATGTGATCCCATTGCTATGCTATCATAGAAATAAATTCAGTGTCTGCCACGATAACATTTTCCACAATTTCTTTTTTAATTAACGCAAATTGCATAATTGTCTCCATTATTCATTCCAATAC